ACCCTTGAATAACTGAATAGCCTGTATCCATCCATTCCCGAAGGACAGGGACACCCTTTCTGTCAGCAAAGTTAGCAATACCAGAAATTGAAGTTCCAATACGGCGATTACGTTGCATGATTGCGTTAGTTTCTTCCCAATGCGTTGGAAGAAGCGTAACAGTCTTGGCGTATAGATAGGCAAACTTAAGAGTTCTCTTGAAATCCTCAAGATTGTCATGTCTATTCAAATAGGTTTCAACAAGTGTGCAACACTCAAAGGATTCTAATGATTGTTCGGCACAAGGGTTGTAACCAGCGGCTCGCCAATCCTTATTGTTAGGTGGGTCAATTAGACGACCATACTTGCGAGTTACGTCCATCCAAATAACTCCAGGCTCTCCATTCAACCTGATACCGTCAACAATTTTAGACAGGTCGTCTCCAACACCAACCTCAACAGAGTTGTTAGACATCCACGCCCAGCCTGGATTGTTAGGGTCGTATGAGTTACGCTCTGGAAATACCTCAGCGTTCTTAAGGTTTAGGAAGTCCTCGTCATCAACTTTACCAAGCAGTAGCTCAGCTGAGCGGCGTACGTTACCTGATACAACGCAAACTCCTATTAAATTTCCTATATCAGCAATATCAATTCGGGTTAAAGTATTTCCTTCTCTGTTATTAAACAGTTTGTTAATAGACTCGTGAAGTCTCTTCAGCGGCCCCGGCCCAGCAGCTGTGCCTCCAAAGGTTTTAATGGGTTCGCCAGCTAGTCTAATTTGCGAATAATCGAATTTAGGCATTGGTTGTTCAGGTTTTAAATATGAGTTTAGTAATTGGCTTACTGAATCTACCCAACCTTCTCTGGTATCCGCAATCACTGTCTCGGCATCTGAGGCCAACGGCTTGTAAATAGCAAACTCTTTATCTGCACCCTTGCTATCGAATCCCACTCCAACACCTAACATGCTGGCTTCCATTAAAAATGCAAATGGTTTTGCTGGGTTCAACTTAGTCATTTCGCTTGTTGATACAAATGCACAGTTCTGCAAAGCTGCACTGTTCTTTTGTTCATTAACTACTGGTGTGCCCATCATCCACAGACCTCGGCCTGGGGGTGTCCACTTAAAATTAAACAATCGGTCAAAGGCTTCTTTAGCAGAGGCTTGTGCCTTTGAATCATTCCAAGGAAGTCGGCTAGACTTACAGTGGTCTTTTTGTAAGGAATACATACCGTTGACTATGCGCTCGCATACATCAACCCAAGTCTCTTTGGTTCCATCTTCTTTTAATCTAGAATAAGTTCGAAGGAAAGTTACCTCTCCTACCGAGTTACCTGCCGCGTCTTTATAACCCCAAGGAACTGGCTTTGCTCGGTATCCGTCTACGAACTCGTTTGCTAGTTTAAAAGAAAATGCCATTTCAATTCCTATTCTCGTATGTGTGTTGTAAATACAAAACCCCTGTGTGTGAGTTAGGGGGAGTGTCTTAGTCTACCTTTTTGGGAAAACTAAAACTGGTTCAGTTGGTTGTGCTTCTTCGTTCTTCTTCGTTTATAGCCATATCTAGAGCCAACCAATAGCCAGCCCCATCAATACGATTATCTTGTTTAGACTTGTAAGCTTCTCTAGCAAGTTTAACGCCGTCCATACAAAGTGCTACTTGTCTGTACGTCACTTCGTATCCTAGTATCGCTGACCATATCTTTGCAATACGAGTGAAGTTATCCAAAGGGTGGTCGTACGCTTTATTTCTATCTCCAGTAACTAATCTAGTTGCTTCATCTAGTATGTTTTTGGGACTACCTTGTTCCATGTTGTTTTGGTCGTTCATAGTTACTACGAGTTCTCCTTGTCTGTGTCCGTAATGTGCTTAATAATCTCGTTGGTTTTGCTTTCGTTCAACCCCTCATTTGGTAATTCTCGAAGGGTTTGAGCCCTGTCTCCAAAGATAGCAGATAGTACTCCGCCAGCTCCTTGACGCTCAACAGTCATGCGAATAAACTCTCGTGAGTCGTCCAAATCTTTAATAGTTTTTAACATTTTAAAGAATCTGTCCATCTCTTGTCCAACGTTTGGGTCGGGGTATCCGCCGTTCAAATCTTCGCTAAACTTAGCGAAAGCCACTCTTTGACCCTGCATTTCAAGTAAAGCGTTAATCAAAGACTTCAACTGTTCCTTAGTTTTAACCTCTACTGGTAGGTTGAACGCACAGGTGTTTTGTGGTTTAAAGGCAGGACAATTAGCGGCAACAAAACATGTATCGCATACCCGTAAACTAGTGCTATTGGAACGTAATGTGGTGACATCTTTAATGACCATATTGCCGTCATCGTCGGGTTCTAATACTCTCTGAACCTCTACTCCAAGCACGGGTAAAACACCCATTTCCTCTGGTTTACGTTGTTCAAGTTTCCGCATGCCGACCCCCCTCGGAGTAACTTCAGCAGGGGGTGTTTCCGCATTTTGTTGGGGTACTAGTTCATCACTCATAGTTACTACGTTCTCTCCTAATCGACGATGCCAATCCTCGTATTGTTGGTAAGACCAAACAGCAAGCTTTGATACTTCTACTGCGTCGTCTGCCAGTATCTTATCGAAATCTAGCCCAGCCCGCTCGTATATGGACTTGTATCTAGGCCGTGACTGTTCTTTCATACGCTTAGGATAACGAAGCAGTTTTGTTCCATCCCAAACAATCGTTTCGCCTCGCATCATAGGGGATAGCCAAGAAAGGGTGCTAGCAGTCTCTACAGGCACTTGTCGCAGGTTATCTGGCTTGGCGCTAGCCAAAGCATGGAAAGTGGTTCCATGTATCTGGTTAAGTCGCCTAGTCTTTGCTGACAAACTAGTTTCGTTTTCAATTAAATTTCCAGGAAGGGCTACATTTAAATACCGAACTGCTAGGCTTTCTAAATCTTCGCCATGCCATACAGGCCAGAATTTTTCCTCTGGCACATCAGCCCAACTAGTTACTCTCTGTTCGTCTATGAACAACTGGGTAAGCTGTGGGTGGTCTACCTCGGTAAACCCCTCAATCCTGTCTAAGTTCTCAGCTACGAACGCTTCGTAATCAGCTGCAAAGTCAGCTAACTCAGACTGAGTAAACTCTCGTTTAAATGGTATTCCAGCATTTAAAAAAAGCCTGACGTTGTCTGGAAAATAATTTTTTAGCTCGTATTTTATGGTTTTAGGCATACCACGTCTTTGAAGGCCCCAGAAGCTGACTCCCATGCAGCTAGCTCCAGCTGCAGTCAGGATAGTTCTATTGCTAGGCACCTCAGCACCCAAATAAACTATGTTCATATACGTGGGTCCTCAGCAATAAGCTGAACTTGTCTATCTAGTTCGCCTTGGATGTCTTCCCAACTACGTCGTCCCTCACGTCCGTCTGGTCTAAATTTGTGACTTAAGTACTTAGGATGTAAAAACAGAAACACTCTAATCCCGTTTTCAATGCACAACTTAGCCAACTCTAAGTCAGCGGTAATTACTAAAAATATAGGGCCTTGAGCTTGAAGTTTTTGAACTTTAGCAAAGTCTTTTCTATCTGGCTCTACGCTTTCTAAACCAGTATTGTCTATGAAACCATCTAAATCTGTAAACCTGTGTTCTTTGCACCATCTTGATGCTTCTTTTTCATCATCGACACCCAATACAACTTTGGTTCCGTTGTTTAAGGCTCTGTAAACAGAAATACCTTCAAAGATTGGTACTTTTGTATCGGTTCGTAAAACACCGTCGATAAAAAATATAATTGACACCGTTTATGCTCCGAATTCTTTTTCGTTTAACTGCGGTTAATACGTTGTGAAGCTGCCCTACGAATAAGAACGCTAGCGTCTGCTAACTCTGAGCCGTATGTCTTTTCAGAAAAAGTTTTAAAATCCGATTCTTTTAATTCTTTTAGCTTCTGTAAGCCTTGAACAATACCAGACCGTTTACCAGACTGCCAACGGTAATTAAACCAATCACCGTAGCCTTTTCCAGACTCACTAAATGCGTGTTTTCTTCCAGAATGTATATCTTCATAAAGACCAACAGCTTGAGTCAACGCGTTTTCTCTTTCTCTTGAGGCGTTTACTCTAGCAGACTCATTAGAAGATTGTTCTAGTTTAGACATAGCAGAACCATATCGCTTTAGGATTTCAATTGCCATATCTTTATCTCGTTGCGTTTTTTGTTCCCAAGAAGGGTCTACTACAATCTCTTCTGTATTTGGCGCAACAACCCAGGCATCATCAGTTAATGAATAGGCAGCATATGGTTTTAAATCTAAAATATTTGGTTGAATGTTCACATAAAAAGTTAACTCAAACACTCCCATGAAATTTGCGGTTTCTGGGTAAATCTCTTCTCTAAAACCCTCGTTAAACATTTGGGAAATCTCTTTGTTGCTAAATCTAGCGTAGTCTTCATTAGACTGACGGAATCCTATGAAGTCCACTCCAACAAGGCAATCTAAGTCTGCAGGCTCTCTGTGGGCGGCCCATTGGTATGAAACACCAGACCCCGCCAACCAAACGTGCATCCATGACTCAGAACCCGTAAAACGGGAATTAACGTGATTAAATAGTATTTGAAGGATAGAGTTTCTAACCTTAGGGATTACTTTCCCATTTCTAAACAATCTAGGGTCTAATCCCGCAGAAGGCCTGCTAAAAAACGAGGTCTCCGCAGGTTCTAGCATGTTTAATCGTCCTCGTCTTCGTCTGGGTCATCAAGATGATAACGTTTAGCTCTTGGTTTAAAGTTTATATTATATTTAGTTGTTTCTTCTGGTCTATCTTTATTTATTCCAGAAACAAATCCGCAATCAGTGTGGGCTTCAACAAATCTTGAAGACAATAACCATAACGCAGTTTCATTTTCATTTTGCTCCATTTGCAATGATGCACCACAAGTGCAAATCATTTCTACGAACATGGCAAACCCCCTGTCGTTACAGTTTACAAGATTTTAGCTTTGACGTCTATCCAAAGCATCTCGCACTGAGGCCCCTACGCGCTGGCTATCCTCACCCCCAGTTTGCTTCAAATGTTGGGAAACAGCCCATGCCAGCTCTTGAGTGCGTATCGCATCCCCAATCTCTTGACAGCCTTGCTTAATGTCTGTAACTACAGCCTGACGGTCTACAGCAATGGGGGTAGCTAAATCAGTTACGGCTTTCCATACTCCGTTGTCTAACTTAACCAATAAAAACGCAGTAACCCCAGAACGTTGAATCATGTCTTTTGTATCGGTAGGTGTTTCTACTTCTTGGTTTTCTGTCACTTGTATAGTCCTTTCGATTCGTGGTGCTTGGTCATATTAAACGATTTAACTGGACAAAAATCGCATAGATATATCTTAGGTCCTGTTGGAGTTGAAGACAACCCCGCATCTGCTCTGTCTTTAGCAGTTCCTGGTTTTAATACTTTCTTTTCTGACTTGTAATCAGGGCATTGACCCTTAGGCCTATTGTGTTGTCCGTAACAGGACATGGCGTCTTCTGCAAACTGCATCTTAGTTGCATAGAATTGAGTTCCAAAAGCATCTAATCCTGACGAACCGCCACCTTGTATTTGTTCAATTACTTGTGGTCTCATCTTTTCAGACATCCAGATAACGGCTGGCACGTTGTACAAAACTCCAATGTGGTCTGCGCCGTGACGTTCTACTGTTATTTCTAAAAGTACATTGCTTGGGTCTTGGTCTGCTGAAGGCAGCTCATCGATGGTTTTACAAGTACGACAAACTAATAACCTAAAATGAGGTTCTTGTTCAGCTCCACCGTCATTTAAAGTAGACAGGTCTAAAACCATTTGATGCTCCTAATCGTAGAACGTGTAGCCTATCAGATAAGGCTAGTTATTTCGTATTCTTTTTAGATTTCTTTAAAACTGAGTAATACCCGCCAGCATGGATTCTTAAATCGTTTGGATTAGTCTCACCAAGTTTAGCTAACTTAGCTGCTGTTGCCGCTTTGTCGTCTCCGACGGTATGTTTGTATACATCTCGTCCCTCAAACTCTGGTCTGTCTGGGATATTTTGTAATTTTTTAGGCGCGGCCACGTTTTGTACCCACGTCAGAACGGTCTCCGCTCATAACGGTTTCTGGACGGTCCTTGTAAGATGCACCAGCTTTATCTCCAGAAGCTGTACAAGAAGGGCAGGTTACATCTCCCTTTGAGGATTCCATAGATACAGAACTACCGCAACCTGGGGTTTGACAAGCTAATCTAGTTACACGTCGACTATCAATTACGCCTTTTTGAAGCGCTTTTCCAATCTGTTTACGATGTGCTTCTTTTTCAGGGCCAGTGCTTCTTTCAAAACGATTTTGTGCTTTTTGAACTTCTCCGTGCTCTCGTTCAGTTAGGTTACGTAAAGGCCCAGTGTCATCAGCAGCCGCACGTACCTTTAAACTATTTTCTACTTTAGAGCCTTTTTCTTCTTTTGCAATAGCTCTTAAATCTTGTTCAAACACACTATCGGACGCTTCTCGTCTTGCGTTTGCAACTTTGTTTCCCTTAGCAACAACAGCACGAACTTCTTGTTCGCTTTGAGTTGGAAGTTCAATTTTTTTAAATTGCGCAGATACTGGCTTCATTATTTTGCTCTCTTTACCTTAACAGATGGCATAGGGTCACGATAATCGTTTGCTACATCTTTGCCAGTGTTTACCCACGGGTCGTTCTTTGCAGCTTCGTTTGTTTCTTTTGCTGCAGAAACGGCTCTTCCTAAAGCAGCTAAGCCTTCTTTACTAGAGTTAAACTGCCCTTTACTTGGAATCACTTTGTTGCTCCATCCTTACCTTCGCCAAATTCAACTGCACGACGGACTACGTTTTGATGCTTAGATGTAGACGAACTGTACTTAGTACTTGGTACGTGCCACCCAGCTTTCTCAGAATACCAAGCAATTGGAGTCTGGTATGAGTTAACTACATACTCAGGGTTGTGTTCTTTAAATTTTGCTGCTTCATCTTCTGGCAAACGACCAAGGCCCGTAGAAGAACTGCCGCCTGAAAAATTAGATGCTTTAAACGGCTTTCTATTAAGAATATGCTCTCCAGCATTTCTTTGATTAGCGCGGGCTGGCTTTGCCATATTAAGCTCCTGGGTTTACCTTGTTAGGAGCCTCTGAATTAATAAAATCATAATTCATGTATGGATTTAAACCTGCACGGTTTTGAACAACAATCTGGTCGCCCATACCTGGAGCTACAGTTGTATTTGGACGACGCTTGCGGTACTTCCCGTCTGTTGCGCCTTCCAACATATCTGCGTTCTGTGAACGTGAGTTATTGACTGTCATGTTTACCTTTCTTAAGCCATTCTGTTAGCAACTGATTTAGCTGCTTTCTTGCGGCCACATGGTTGACATAGGGTGGA